AATGGGGCACAAGCTCATGCTGCATATAATAAAGAATGGCTCGTATTAGCATTCAGGGGTACGGAAGTTAAGTCGTGGTCTGATATTAAGGCTGATTTAAATGTTGATTCTGTTAATGCGAAGTATTTTTATGGTAAAGTACATAAGGGGTTTGAGAAAGAAGTTGATAAGCTTTGGGTACATATACGAGACTATGTTATAAAACAACTTAAAGGTAGGAAGTTAGTTATTACTGGCCATTCACTTGGAGCATCTATGGCTACTATAGTTGCCGCTAGATTTTATAATTCAAGTTTTAAAATTGATGGACTATACACGTATGGTTCACCAAGAGTAGGTAATGATAAATTTAGAGATAGTTTAGATATACCACACTATCGGTTTGTTAATAATTCTGATGACGTAACTAAGATGCCTTTCTACCATTGGGGATATAGACACCACGGGGAATTAAGATATATCAATTCCGATGGTGTAGTTGAACTAGGTACGAATGTATGGAAACGGACTTTGGATAGATTGAAAGGTAGATTAGATAGTTTCAAGAGTAAGGATTATTTTGATGGTCTATCAGATCACAGTATTACAGGATACGCAGACAACTTGCTTGAATATGTTGAAGAGGCGGGTTTATAACATGAAACAGTACTTACCAAAATGGTGGTCTGTTGTGGTTTGGATAATAATCGCAGTAGCATTATGTGGTACTCAACTGAACGGCCAAACTTATACTGAGGGAGATTATGTACTTGGGATACTAGCGGATTGTCAAGTGGTGTTTACACGGTAGTGAATAATAGAAGAACCACGACAATAACATTGTTAAAGTAAAATACTTTCAAAAATAACTTGACTTTATCAAAAAGTATTCGTATATTATATCAATCATAAAATAGAGGTTATATGAGTAAAACAAAAGTTGGTCAATTCGACCACTACAAGAAATGGACAACCGATGAAGGTTACTCGTTTCTTGCTAAGAATTTAGCAGATGCTGAACTATATGTACAGTATGTTGGTGGTCATCTTGGTAAAATAAAAGAGGTTGTGGGTGAGTAAATATTACTACGAGAGAAGTAGTATTCTTGAATCCAAAATTAATATAACTTACCATGAGTTATTCTGTAAATCCGATAAAGAGCTAGACGATTGGATTGAAGAAGTAAGGCAATATATAATTGAAGAGTGGGATGAACGTGGTATCCCACCTATGGTTGGGCAATCTATTGCTGATATAACGAATGGTTTCAGAAAACTACGTGAGTATGACATTCATGGTTTCATTGAAAAAGACGATGATGGCAATGCTAATGTGATTAAGAACTTTAACAAGTTTGCTAATGGCGTCAATCAATTCTTCCCAACTATGTTGAAAACTCGCATTGGTGATGTTGGGGATGTTGGTCTTAATTCAATCTATGATAGAATCAAAGAGGATGTCAATAAGGATTTATTCTATAAAGCTATGCGAAGAGGTGTTCGTAGAGATTCAATGTATAGCTTCAGTAAATCTCTTTCGTTGGATAGGAAAGAAAACGAACAAGGGAAAAAGATATATTGGGACGGGGAGAGTGCAACAGATTGGTTAAAATATTATAACGACAATAAGTTAAAGTTCAGTAAGTTTAGAATCTGGATATCAAAATCACATCAAGAGAAATACCTTAAACAATATGTAACTATTAAAGCTGAAGATATTAGATTGGCTCATAAAAATGGTTTGATTAGTGATGAGATGCTAACTAATATATGGTGTCCAACGCTGAAGAAGAAAATAAGTCTTGATGATTTAACTGATACTGTTATGACTAAAGGTGGTAATGTCAAAACAAATGTATTCATGATTAGATATTATCATATTGAAAAGAAATTATACCCATCGGCTTTTCAGATATTCAGATTGAGTTTGAACTCACAACCAGCAGTTAATTTCCCACCACTTACGGCTAGGTTATTGTATGAGAAATATACAGACCATATTAAACAAGACACTCCATTAAACATTTACGATCCATCTTCCGGTTGGGGTGGTAGAATATTAGGTGCTATGTCATCCAAGAAGGACATTCATTACATCGGCACGGACCCGAATACAGATAACTACATAGATGAGTTAGGTAAGTCAAGATACGAGTATGTGGCTGACTTCTTTAACAATGAAGCCTTAGAGACTAATCCATTTTGGGAAGAAAAGAGAAATACTTATCATGTTTTCCAAGAAGGTTCAGAACATATTGGTGAACATCCAGACTTTCAACAATATAAAGGTAAGTTAGATATGGTATTTACTTCACCACCTTATTTTGATAGGGAACAATATAGTGAAGATGAAGAACAATCATTTAAGGCTTATCCGATGTATCATGATTGGAGAGATAACTTCTTAAAACCAACATTAACAAATGCTTACGAGAGTCTAAAATCAGATAGGTATTTACTATGGAATATAGCTTCAATAAAGATAGGAAAAGATAGATACCACCCGTTAGAAGAAGATAGTATTGAGATAGTAAAATCACTTGGTGGTGAATATAAAGGTAAGTTAAAGATGTTGATGTCATCAATGATAGGAGTTGATCAATCTAACGTGAAGAATTCAGTAAAAGTTGATGGTAGCGTATCAAAGTATGAACCAATATTTATTTTTTATAAGGGTTAATAATGAGTGAAGAACAAAAGTGGCTTGAAAGCCGAGAATCAGAGAAAAAAGCAAAAGTCGGAGATTGGGTTACTGTCAAAACAGTAGGTCTTACTGAGCGATATATGGTAGAAAGTATAGATGGTGATTTCTACACGGTCATTCAGAAAGAAGGTACGTATACACATAGGTTAAAGTTAGATAAGAACAAAGTGAGAAAGCTTTGAATGAAATATTCCACGAGGATTGTTTAGATACTTTAACGAAACGTGATATAAAATATGATTACACTTGTTTTTCACCACCTGATTATGATGAGTTAAATCTAACGCCAATAAAAGACGACAACGAATACTTAGATTGGCAAAAGAAAGTATATAGTAAACTTAATCCTACCAATAATGTAGTTACGATAGTTACAAGCCTTAGAAGATTTAAAGCCCGAACTATTATAGCTAGTTATAATATAGGTAGAAATTACTATGGTTCAGAGAAGGATGAAGAGATTTTCAATATAGCACATAAAAGAACAGAAAATTTAAAGAATATTGCAAATAATGCTTGACTTATATAGGCTTTTAGTGTTATATTTAGGTATAAGAGATGGGGAAAAAAATTAGTTTTGTTAAATAAAGAAAACAAAAGGAAATAATATGAATATTAATGATAAGATTTTAAATGAATCGCGCAAAGTATCACTCTTAAACAGAAAAAATATCTGGAAAGGTTCTGAATTTGAATTTCTTCTTCCTTTATCAAGTGATGAAAGAGGTCGCTGGGGAGAATATCATTTTCACAGGATATTACAAGAATATACTGACTATTCAGTAGTATGGGATGGTGATAAGAATATTAAACCAGAAGATGGTACTTATGATATGAAAGCAAATTCATTGCGAACAGAAATGAAAACCGCAATGAAGGGAACTAAAACCAATTCTTGGCAACATGATGTTATTAAAGAAGTTGAAGTTTATGATAAATTAGTTTTATTTGATCTTGTATATTCTGGATTTTATATTACTATAATTAAAAATACTGAAATGGTATATGGAACGAGACATTCTATTTTTGAAAAGAAATCTACTCCATGTAAAGGGGGTTGGAAATTCGATATGTCAAATACTACTTTGAGAAAAGGAATTGCAGCAGGATTGACATATTTCCATGATTCTGAAAATCCTAAAGATATTGAATTTTCAAAATTTTTGGTTAGACATTTTTCATGAAAAATAATATATTTAAATTTTTTCAATCTTTAAATGAAAAATATACGATAGATGAACTTTCATCCCATTTGGCTGTAAATAGAGGTACAATAAAAAGATGGATTGAACTTAAATCTGTTCCTTCATATTATTATTTTGATCTATGTAGAATGGATGGTATTGAAATAGATTATACAGAACATTCTGAAAAAGAAAAAGATCAATTTTTTACTTCAAAAGAATCATCTCAATATTGTATTGACAAAACATATGAAATTTTGAAAAAATGGAATGTTGATATTTCAAATTATCATTTTATTGAACCCTCTGCTGGTGATGGTAGTTTTTATAATTTACTTCCATCAAATAAAAGAACTGGTATTGATATAGAACCGAAATCTGATGGAATAGAAAAATCCAATTTTTTGTCATGGAAGCCTAAAACTTCTGATAATATATGTATTGGAAATCCCCCATTTGGATTGAGAGGTCATTTAGCACTCAAGTTTATTAACCATGCTGCTAAATTTTCAGACTTTGTGTGTTTTATATTACCACAATTATTTGATAGCGATGGTAAAGGTAGTTGTAAGAATAGAGTCGAAGGATTGAATTTGATTCATAGTGAAATTGTGAGTTCTGATTTTTATTATCCAGATGGTAAGCAAGTTAAAGTTAATGTAATATTTCAAATATGGTCTAAACTACATAAAATACAAGAATCAAAACCAGTTTTAAATGGAGTTATTAAAATATATTCATTATCTGATGGGGGAACTCCAGGCAGTACAAGAAATAAAAAACATTTAAATACTTGTGATTATTATTTGCCTTCAACTTGTTTTGGAAAAGATAAGATGAAAATATATTATGATTTTGAAAAATTACCACAAAGAAGAGGATATGGCATTGTTGTTTTGTCTAATAAAAATCATATAAATTCCATTATAAAAAAAACCAATTGGTCTGATGTTTCTTTTGTATCTACCAATGGTGCTTATAACTTGAGATTTGACATAATAGAAAAAGCAATAATTGAAAATGGAATTAGCAACAATATTGGAATAGAACAATTTAAAGAGGTTACTACATGAAAGAACTAACACCAGAACAAATACAAGAGAATTGGGAAAAATTAATTCAAATTGTAAAAGATACATTTGAAGAAGGAAGTGAGCGGAGAGAAAAACTTCTCAATATGTATCATTACTTTGACGAAAGAATGTGTATGGCACCAGCTAGTGGTAAGGAACACTTCCATAATGCTCATGCCGGTGGTTACGTGGAACACGTTTTACATATCACCGATTTAGCACAGCAGATATATGAACTTTGGGATAGAAATGGAGCTATAGTTGATAACTTTACCAAAGAGGAATTGATATTCTCTGCTCTACATCATGACTTGGGTAAGGTTGGTGATTTAGCCGAGGATTACTATACACCAAATGATTCGGATTGGCATAGAAAGAATCAAGGTCTGATATACAAACATAATGGTAATCTACAATTCATGACGGTTACGGATAGAGCTTGTTGGATACTACAACACTTTGGAGTCGTCATGACAGAAAATGAATATCTTGGTTTAAGATTGACAGATGGTATGTACGAAGAAGCTAATAAAAGTTATTATGTTGCTTATCAAAAAGAAAGACAACTTAAATCTAATATTGCCTACATATTACATCAGGCTGATATGATGGCCAGTAAGATAGAAAATGACTTTTGGAAACGTGGTGATTATGCTATCAAAGAAGTAACGAAAGAAGAAGTCAAAGTCAAGACTAAACAATCAAATGCTGCCAACCAGGCATTCAAGGAGTTATTTGGGGAGTAAAATGAGTACCGATTATCAAGCAAAATATAATGCTAAAAACACACAATACAAAAATGCTTTAAAACAAATAGATAAGTTAAAAGAGGAGATTCAAATTTTAAAATCTCCACTCCCACCTCGTTTAGTGGAAGTTCAAAAAGAAATTGTTCAAACGCCAGTTGATAAAATATTAGATTCAAAAGAAATTGATGATGAGATAGAACAAACAAAACTAGAACTTGATGAGAAAGATAAAGTTGAAAAAGACCACAATTATTATCGTCAGATATCTTCTATGATGTATAATGAAGTGAAGTTGAAAGCTCAAAGAGATCCGAAAGTCTATAGACAAGGTTGGTTTAACCTAAGTAAGAACTTTTGGAAATGGCATGCTAATACAGAGTATTCAGAAAAACAAAAAGATACTATGGACGGTTGGATAGAAAGAAATGGCATAACTATATAATGTACCTACCTTACTTTAATAAGTTTCTATATCAAGTTCCATATCTTCACATCAACGAAAAAGAATGGTCATACATCAAAGATACATTCGAGAAAGATGATGTAAAAGAATCTCTGGCAACAGTTGCCATGACTTATCCACCACCATACCAAGAGATAAGTCAAAATGAATGTAGAAAGGACTTTAATAAGCTAAAAGGCACTTGGGTTCATGATTTACTACAAGAAGGTGAATGGTTTGCTAGAGCTGAAAATGGATATGAGTGGCCATTAACTTACAAAGGTTCACAGAAATATATTAAGAGAAACAATACAGGTAATAAATCATCTAATTTCTTTCAACAAGAAAACAGATGGTCAGTAGATGGTACTATTTCGCCAGGTCCTTTACGGACTTGGGGTGAGTTGAAGTTTATGACTTCATTGATGGGAGCGGCCTATACATTGAAGATGGAGAAGATTGATAAATCTATATTGAGAACCATGTTAGGGTTGAGAAAATACATTTGTAGTCAATTCAAACCCAATGCGGCTAAGGCTCTGTATGATTATTTCGATGTAAAGAATGTATTGGATTTCTCTGCGGGTTGGGGTGATAGGTTGGCTGGATTTTATGCCAGTATGAATACCGAACTATATGTTGGAATTGATCCTCGTAAGGAGAATCATCCAATATATGAAGAACAATCAAAATATTATGCTAATCAGTTAGGTTTCTTTGAAACGGAGAAGAAAGCAGAGTTTCATTGCTCACCAGCAGAAGAGTTTGATTTTGACCAATATAAAGATACGTTTGATATTATCTTTACATCACCACCATATTTCAATGTAGAGCGATATAGTTATGATGATACACAAAGTTGGGTAAGGTATAAGAACATCGACCAATGGAATCAGAACTTCCTACAGAGGTCAATAGAAAATATGTGGGGCTCTTTACGTAGTGGTGGAAAGTTATGTGTGAATATTTCTGATGTGAATGCTAGTAGTCAAGGTAAGAAGAAAGGTTGGTTATCAATATGTGATCCAATGAATGAGTTTATAGATACATTTAAAGATTCTGATTATCTTGGGTGTATAGGAATGGAGATGGCCACACGACCAAATTGTATTGGTGTTGGAAATGCCGTAGAGTCGGGTGAGAGTAATAGAGAGCCGGAAATGATAAAAAGGTTCGATGGTAAATTCTGTGAGCCTGTGTGGGTGTGGGAAAAGAAATAATTTTGTATTTCCCACGAGAAGAAATACAATGTTAAATTTATAGATTTATATTTATAGACATGAACAAGGCTGATAAATCAGAATTTGACCTAATACATAACAAGATAGATGTTATTAAATCAGATATAGACGATTTAAAAAATTCAATGGTCATAGCTCACAATAAAACAGATGATAATCTACGGTTTATCAAAGAGAATATGTTCAATCCACACGAAGGACTATGGGCCGAAACAAAACTCAATAGTCAATTCAGAGAAAATACAACTAAATGGCGTGGTGTCATTGGTGTTGGTTTCATCGGTCTAATCATAGACAAATTCTGGTCAGTATTTAATTAAAGAAAACGCTTGACTTTATCATTTTTTCTTCGTATATTCATATATGAGAAAAAGGGAAAAAACGATGATTTGTCAAAAATGTAAAAAAGTAAAAGCTTGCATTGAATATAAAGGTGGAAATTACTGTACTTGGTACTGTATAAAGAAAAAGAAGGTAGAGTTACCTGAAGAGTTCTTTCACGAGTTAAATGGTATGTTAAAAGAACAACATGATTTTGACGAAGCTATGAATGGTATGGGTATATACGCAGAAACTTACAAATAAATGAAAATAATGCTTGACTTATATAGGGTTTTAGTGTTATATTCATATATGACAAAAAGGGAAAAAACAAACAAATGAGTAAATATTCAGATTTTTGGTTTGATAGACAAACCGAAGTAAATGACTTTCTTGCCACCATTGGTACGAAAGAAGATGATATTGTTATTAACAAACCTAAAAAAGACCACATGGGTTTGGCTGGTCATAAAAGAGCAATCGGTAATTTTGTCCGTATTGTAAGTGGGGAAAATATCCCTGTTAAATTCATGACTCGTGGAGATTCATTCACAGATGGTAAATCAGTTACCATCAGTTCTAACATTAATGAGAAAAACTTTGACCACGTTGTTGGTCTGGCTCTTCATGAAGGTTCTCATATTGCTTATAGTGATTTTGAAGTATTCAAAGAAGTGAGAAATCTAACCAAGATACGTAATTGGGATTTGACTCCAGCGAGAATGGAATTTCTCCGTGGGATGATTAATTACATTGAAGATAGACGAATTGATTCGATTGTGTTCAAATCTTCACCTGGTTATAAAGGTTATTATCACACTTTGTACTCCAAGTACTTTAACAACAAAAAAATTGGTAAAGGATTGAAATCCACGATGTATCGTGATGTTGATTTTGAATCTTATATGTTTAGAATTGTTAACTTCACTAATGAAGGTACTGATTTAAATGCTCTTCCAAGACTATTGGACATCTATCGTTTGGTGGATATGAAAAACATCTCAAGACTAAAATCTACTGATGATGTCATTGAAGTGGCAAAGTCTATTTGTGATGTTGTTTTCAAACTCGTGGGTGAAAATAAAGGTGATGGAAAACCTGAAAATGGTGAAGGTGAAGAAGATTCTGAAGGTGAAGAAGAAAATGGTAGTTCATCTAATAATAAAGGTGGTGGAACTGAAGTAGATAGTGGTGATAAAGAAATGACTCCTGAAGATGGAGAACCTACTGAAGGTGAAGAAATATCAGATTCCATGAAGAAATCTATTGAGAACATTTACAAAAAAACCAAAGAATTACTTGAAGGTAAGACACCAAAAAGTAAGATGACTAAAAATGACAAGAAGATTGTTGATGCTCTTGGTAATAGTAATTCCGAGTTAGTTGAAGTCGGTGGTACTGAAGGTCTTAGTAAAACTAAAGTAGTGGTTGTTCCTGACTTAACTCAGGCTTTGATTGATTCAAAAGCTTTTCACTTTCTTCATCATTATTCTTATAGTTATCGTTCAAGTGGTAAAGAAGAAGCAATTGCTGATGGACTTCGTTTGGGTGCCATCTTGGGTAAAAAACTCAAAGTTCGTGGTGAAGAGAAAGATTTGATTTACACCCGTCAAACAAGTGGTAAAATCAATAAGAGATTGATTGCCGAGTTGGGGTTTGATAATGGTAATGTCTTTAGTCAAGTCTTTACTGAAAGATATAACAAAGCTAACCTACATATTTCGATTGACGCGAGTGGTAGTATGAGTGGTAATAAATTATCTAAATCAATCACTTCAGCCGTTGCGATGGTCAAGGCTGCTGAGATGGCTGGAAACATTCACGTGGTGGTTAGTTTCCGTTGGACTCAAGATGACAAACCAGTAGTTATCATTTGTTATGATTCTCGGAAAGATAAGATAACCAAGATAAAGAAATTATGGAAATACATAAATGCCGGTGGAACGACACCAGAGTCACTATGTTATGAGGCTTTGATGAAAAAATGGTTAGGTGGTGTAAATGGAGATGATAACTATTTCATCAACTATTCAGATGGTGCTCCTTGGTTTTCTAATAATGAGATTTATTATCATGGAGCTTGTGCTGAGAAACATACTAAAAAGATGGTCAAGATGATGAAGAACAATGGAATTAAGATTTCAAGTTATTTCATTAAAGAAGGTGACTATAGTTATGGAGATGATAAAAATGTTTTCTCCCGTATGTATGGTAGGGATGCCAGTTTTATCAACCCGACAAACATGATGGAAGTGGCAAAGTCAATGAACTCAAAGTTCTTGGAGAAGTAAAATGAACATACTAGAAAAAACAAAAAATGTCTTAATGGGATTGGTCTTTATAACCATCATGTATTTCTGTACGATTATGATGTTTATTCTTGATGGAGCACCATTTCATTAAAAATGATAAATAACATAAAATACCAGAAGAAAATAAAGAACATACAACGAATGATGATTGTTTGGGCTGAACATCAGGTAGATGGTAAGAAGAGAGATTTACCTGATGATTGGAAACCTAATCTCAAGTGGTTACTGAAATTGGAAAATGCCGATTCAATAACTAAAAGAGATATGGAATGTTGTAATGAATATCATAAACACTATGGTGACCCGAAGGGTATAATGAGGAACTTGAAATGATGCCAGAAAATAAACCCTTTGAAGTATTTCTGAACAAAGATAGTTCGCTACACTACAATGTTGGACAAGTGGATGTGGAAGTGAATCAATCTCATATGAATAGATTGAGAGTACTCCATATGACTATGCATGATTGGAAAAAGAATAATGGTAATGTACCAGATGATTTTGTAATGATGTCTCGGAGTGGGATGGGAAGAAGATATGAAGCTGATTTACACAAGGTTGAAGAATTAGTAGAACGGGGAACAAAAACAATGTTAGAAGATGATAAAGAATTTCTCGGTACTGATAAATTTCTTACCAAGGGTGAGATGTTAGAGATGAATGATTTATTTAAAACCTACGGTGGAAAGAGAGTAACAAAATGATTAATGAGTGTGTAGGGAATTTTTTTTGGTTATGATATATATACCTCTATTTATTAATAAGGAATCATTATGAATAAGATAAACGAACTCATAGATACATTAATAGAAATCAGTTGTGAAGAGTCAATCACACCCGAGTCTAGAATTAAATTAGATGACGTGATTGATGAATTATTGAATTTCCAACTTGATACTCATGGCATGGATAAAATTGTACCTAATTTAAATGAATTAAGCCCCGATGAATTAGAAGAACTCAAATTATTTGAATTACTTGTTCATGCCACTATGAATAATACTTTAGCAATGGCGTGATTTTCCTTTGGAAAATGATGATTGAAATTAAATGATTGAAATTAAAAATAAAGACTTGGATAAAATCCTACTTTTGATTAAATACATGATGGACGAGAGGCCGGACTTGAATGAAAAATTGATGGATTTTTATTGTTATTTATTAGATATGAAATCGATTCACAAGGTGAATCCAAATGAATCGCAAGTAAAAAGAACCACCGTGGATGAAAGTGATAGCGAATCCATGAATCTAGATGAGATGATATGGAATTTAGGTATGAGTCTGCCGAGTTGGGATGATTTACAAAGTAAATGATTTACAAAGTAAATGAATAATTAAATCGAAGGAAATAAAATAAAATGAAACATAAACTAGAATTAAATGACAAACAAATAGAGTTTTTAACCAAGTGTATTGATATAAGTACTTCAGTGCAAAGGATTAAACCCGATATGAGTGAAGTGGAGATAATTCGTACATTAACTTTATTAAACGAAGAAATCCAAGAACTCAAATTGGGTGATAGGATTTATAATGATTTACAAAGTAAATGATTTACAATTCCTATGGAATTCAATTCCTATGGAATTAAACAACGTAAATAAAAGAGGGATGAAATGGCAATACCAAGTATGACAAAAAGAAATCCATGTACTTATTTGAAAGAATATATGAATCAAGACGGTATGATTATAAAAGAATGGCAACGTGGTTATGTACAGGATAGGAGTGTAAAGAATCAAGTCTATTTAATCAGTCCTGGCGTGGGTGGTGAAATGGACGAGAGATGGTATGATTATATTGATGTAAAATTAACGAAAGGTCATTGGACTAATAAACGACCACCCGTTAGTAAGAAGAGTTTTTGGACACGAGCCAAGTAAATGATTTCAATTCCTATGGAATTCAATTCCTATGGAATTATACAAAGTAAATGATTGAATCGCGATTAATGAATGGAGTCATGGAGTTTTGTCAAATTTCGATAAGTTAAATAAACTAAAACCAAAGCTTAATCTTGAAAGGAGTATAAAACAAATCCTAATGATTATCAAAGAACCTCATAAGGTTTATGGTCATGGAGTGGGTTCAAGAATTGATATAGAAAAAATAAACGCTCGTTTAGAATTGATTGAGTCAACTTTATTGGATATAAAAGACCATCTTGGTTTACTAACTAGTATGGATAAATTAAGTATGTTGGGTAAAGAGCCATTAAAGAAAGATAACTTCACACATAAGATACAAGAAGCTAATTGGTATGTTTATATCTTAAAGTGTGGTGATAAAAGTATTTATACAGGAATGGGTAAGGGAGAGATTGAAGAGAAAATGCAAGAACATCTGGATAGTAAGGGAAGTAAGTATGTGAGTAGTAGAGGAATGTTTAAACTTGTATGGAGTAAGGATGGATTTACGGCAAGTGAAGCATTAACGGAAGTACATAGGATTAAATCATTAGGAATGGAGCAATTGTCCTTGATGATTAAAGGTAATTGAATTACATGGTAATTGAATTCAATTCCTATGGAATTAAACAAGGTAATTGAATGACTTACTATATAGTGATGCCTGAAGATAATGAAAATAATCTATGGGACGAAAATGAATTAGGGGAGAGTTCATTTGGAATGTTTTATCCAGGCAGAGGAATGGAAGCCCTGAGGGAAATAATTGAAAAACATCCAATCCACTTGAAAAATGTGGAGATTATAAATGAACGGAATGATAAATTCACCGTATTGGAATTCTTAGATTTAATAAAAGATATGAAGATTTACGAAGTAAATGATTAAGGATTCACTAGGGTGAATCGAAATCAACAACAACATGCTAGCTCAGAGACTATAGGTTAAATGGATTGTATTGTGATGGATTTGATTTTATTCTTCCTTATTGTGTGGTTTATAGAGAGCATTACAGAAGAGTATTTGTAATATACAAGTAGTATAGTTTATAAAACACAACAAGTGGAGTCATGTGGGGAATAATGGGTAATTATTCCTTTTTTATTATTATGATAAAATAAGCACTTAGATTTATGGAATCATATATATAGTCTGAAACATACTACGCACACACCTCCCGATTATATTTTTTTATGGGGTAATTGGTCTTTTTTGCTTGTTTTTCTCGTTATTTTGTAGTATATTCACCTATACACCACAAGTTAGCAAGTAGGATTCACTACTTAAATTAATTCAATTTAATTCAATTTAATGCTTGACTTTGTGGTAAAAATGTTGTATATTAAGGGGTTGAAAAAAGGGAAAAAACATGAAAGATAAAAGAACAAATAAGAATTACAATCCAACTGTTGAGTTTAACAAAGCAATTAACTCTGACTGGTTTAAGAAATTAGTAACCAGAATGGGTAAAGAGGAAAATATTAAAAAAGCTCTTTAGATGAAAGACTTCTTAAACAGATTATGTGTTCCGACGGGAATAATTATAGGCTGAGTTAAGATATAGAGGGGCTTCTGACGGGAGGCTCCTCTGAAATTTAAGTGGGTTAGCCTTTTCTACTTATTTGAAAAGGTGGTGGGTTCAAGAGTGACTACCTATTTGGAACTCTTAAAGATATTAGCTGATAGGCCGAGCTGGTGTCCGAGTGGTCTAAGGAGATGGATTGCAAACCCATTATTCGTGAGTTCGAATCTCACCCAGCTCTCAAAATTTAATTAAAGATAAAAATAAATGAAAATAACACTTGACTTTCTCAGATATTATGTGTATATTTAGGTGTGAATAAAAGGAAAAAACAATGAACTTGAAACAGATAACAAAGGAAGCTATAGAGAACCCAGGAAACTGGTTTCATGAGGGCCCGTTTAAGGGTGGTGTTAATTGGAATGCGGTAGACTCTGATATATGGTGTCATCCAGATAGTGTGAACTATACTCAACAAGAGAAGTATGATGCTCTTGAGAGCATGTATGACCCGAGACCAGACATCACGGACAGGTGGAGAGATCACGTTAATATGTCCTATCCTATATCCGAGGTAGAGGATGGGCTTAAACCCGTGACACATAATTTAAAATAGTTGCCGATTTTACTTGACTTTCTCATTTATTTAATGTATATTCAAGTAATGAATAAAGGAAAAAAACGAATGATTAAGATACATAAATTTCAAAACAACATTGCTCCAACCTTTGTGGAGAAGCAAGGTATAGTATATAAAGTAGTTGATATGGGTGGATACAAGGTAGAGATACGAGTTAAGCCTGAGGCTGAGGTTAAGAGAGATAACTTATTATTCCACTCCAAGTAAATCAAACACCACTACAGTGGTGCTGAGTTATGATTGACGGCCATTGGAACAGAATTAATTAAAAATAAATGAAAATAAACCTTGACTTGTATAGCATTTATGTTGTATATTCAAGGGGGAATAATAATAATAAAACAATCAACTTAAAGGAACTACATGAAGAAAAAAATAAGCCCTAAACTACAAGCCATATTAGATATGAATGCTGAGTTAAACTCAGAATCGAAGTCAAATGAATCATTCACTAAACAACTGAAGAACGATGAGTTTATTGATGACTATACTGGTTATTTACTACAAGACAGTACTGTACTGGATAACTCACAAGATGACATCAACTACGATGATATGGAAATGAATGATTATTATTTAGATTAAATCGTTAAATAAAGGGTACTGGGTTATGATTCACGGCCATTGAGATAGAATTAAATTAAAATAACGCTTGACTTTACCGATTATTATCAGTATATTCAAGTAATGAATAAAGGAAAAAAACAATGAAATTTTATAAATCAGATGTAATCGAAATACCAAACATTGATACGTTTAAAGGATATATACCACCTGGTTATGATTTAGTCGAATACGAAAAAGGTACGAATCCTGAAATGGATGGTATGGTACTACATGGTTTTGATGAAATTAATATGGACGAATTTGGTTTTAAAAATCCAGAATATTGTTTTATAAAATACATAATTAATAAAGGAAAAAAACNATGAACTTAAAAAATGAAATTAGAAAACTAAATAGTCTTTCAGAACTGAATGACTTNTCAGCTTTCATTAATGATTGTAAAACNATGTTAGGTAGAGCATCACTATGTGTTGGNGCTAAAGTATATGTGGTTCAAAAGACAAAGAAAACTCCTGGTGTCATCACGAAGATGAATATCAAGAAGGCTATTGTTGATATGAGAGGTTCGAGTTACAACGTTCCTTTTAGTATGTTGGAATTAGTCTAAAACAAAAAAAGGAAAAAAACGATGAAGTATAAACACGGACAAGTAATTAAAGTAAATGGTGAAGTGCCACTCATGAATCCAGAAGATTGGTTCAATGATATGATTGGAGATGGGATACCATTAGAACAGGCTTTAGATCATATCATAACTGATTGTATTGTGATGTCAAAGGTAAATGATATGTTATCTGATACTGAACAAGATGAATTGTTTGGGAATAATCAAGGTTTAATTGGAGATTCAACCACATGGAAACAGGGTGGTGGAATGTTTGAAGTCTTAATAGAAGATGAAAACGTTTAAAAATAAATCAAAATAATGCTTGACTTTGTCAAGTATTTGTTGTATATTTAAGTAACGAAAAAAGGGATAAAACGATGAAGATAAATATGTTGAACATGGATACCGATGAAGTTGAAGTAAGAGAAGTGGATATTAATAATCCAGAATCTATTATGGATTTTATCATGGAGACTAGAGAATCATATAACTTATCAGATGATGATACTGAAAAATTATTTGATGATATATTCAGAACTGATGATAATTTTGATCCATACGAAGGTATTTCAAAAGAAGAATTAGAATTATATAATTCAGTTTCCCCGGGGTTATCAATGACACCAGTAGGAGAGGCATAACCTTGAATGACATAACACAATATGGTGAAAACGAATTAAGTCTTCACGTTTTCAATGATGAGTATTTGTATAACGCAAGATTAAACAAATCGTATTTAATGGCTTTAATTTCTGAAGAATTCATATATACGGATGAACAGATGGATGTATTAATCCAAGACTTAGATGACGAAGAGTAGGAAAATAATTCAATATAATGCTTGACTTTATCAAGTATTTGTCGTATATTCAAGTAACGAAAAAAGGAAAAAAACAATGAAGTTAAAAACTAAACCCCCCGTAGGAACGATTGTCAAGATAGTAATGTCTGGTAATCGATACAACGCTTTCGACAAGGATGGTACTAAATGGACTCACGCCATTATAACCAGTACTCGTAAGTCAACGTATAAAGCCAATAAAGCTTTGGAAATGCGTGAGAAGAACGGTAGAACATATTGGTGGAAAGTACCATTATCCGCAATGGGTAATGACAAGGCTAACCCAATACCCACTCCAACAGAGATAGAGGTTCCTGAAGGTCATCATGAGGTTATAGAGTTCATCCGTGATTCATATAAATTAAAGCCAGATGGTTTGATTATGAACGAATTAAAATGGAAATACTTAATTCGTTCAGCCGTAAGGGGTAAGAATATAATGATGACTGGTCAAGCCGGTTGTGGTAAAACTATGGCGGCTAAGGCATTGGTTAAATCATTAGATAGACCAGAGTATTACTTTAATTTAGGTGCGACACAAGATCCTCGCTCGACCTTAATTGGTAATGTCCATTATAATAAAGTGGATGGAACTTACTTTAGTGAATCACTATTCGTTAAAGCGATTCAAACACCTAACGCTGTTATCTTGTTAGACGAACTGACACGGGCTCATCCAGATGCGTGGAACATCTTAATGCCTGTACTGGATCAAGGACAGCGTTATCTTCGGTTAGATGAGGCAGATGGACAAAAGACCATCATGGTGGCTAATGGAGTAACATTCATAGCTACGGCTAACATCGGTAATGAGTATACTGCGACTCGTCAATTAGATAAAGCCTTGATGGATAGATTCACGGTTATCGAAATGGACTTGTTGAATCAAAAAGAAGAACTTGGATTACTGAAGTATATGTTCCCAACGGTTGATGAAACAGAATTGAGTAATGTAAGTAATATAACTAACTTAACTCGTGTTGAAGCCGTGGCTGAGAATGCTCGGATAACCTCGGGAGTAAGTACAAGAACATCAGTAGAGATTGCTGGATTAATGTTTGATGGGTTCTCATTACTTGAAGCTGCTGATATCACCATTTACCCTCAGTATGACAATACTGGTGGAGTAGATAGTGAACGTACCTTTGTTAAACAAATCGTACAGAAGTTCATTACAGATGATTCCGGTGAAGAACTGTTTACAGAACACGATATGGAGTCTGAAAGCTAAAAACATCGCCCCATCTCCGTGGTCATGAACTCAAGGTATGATATGTTGAGCTACACCACCGAGATGGGCGACTCACCTGATTTAACTTAGTTAAATGAATGATTTACGAAGTAAATGATTTACGAAGTAAATGATTTAAGGGGATTGAAAAATATCCTCTATCAAATGGGGGCTGGTTTAATTCCTTTTTCCGGCTCCTATTTGTGTATATGGAAATCTTCATTCGGTAACCCAAAGACTTAAAGTGATACTTGAAGGTCGCTAGGGTGGTGAAAATTTCGTGGTCAATTTTTCACCTATGTCTTTTTTTTATACTATGTCTGGCGACATATATAACCAGATAGGGGTTCTATACAAATTGATATAATAAAGGTATCATAAATGATAAAAAAGAAACAGCCCACTNCCACTACTCCCCACAACCAAAAGTTTAAAAAGTTATACACCACTATGACGAGATGGGCTGAGAGAAATAAACGAGCTCATCTACGTGGTCAGCATAAAATAACTGAGAAGTGGAAAGATGACTTAAAGATAGTTATTCAGTATGAGCATATAGCTGATGAGACAGGAGTTGTATCTCACGCAGCTATGTTACATATGAATGAATTATATATTAAATATAATAGATAACGTTTTTATATTTATACTATAGACGGGGCTGTCATTGGAAATCGACAGGTGTTATTTGACAATTAAGTGCAGCAGAGATTGAGTATGTCTTGTAGAAAAGACTCAACAAACCAAAATGGCGATAATTCGCTTGACGGGTTGGTAATTGATTGGCAATTCGCCAATGCAGAACGGATGTTTGACGTTTTCGTTGAACCCGCTTTGGATTCCCAACCAACTTACGCTTACGCGTAAAGTTAC